CGAGATCGAGGGAGCCGACCGATTGGATTGCCTCGACCATCCACTCGATCGACACCTCTGCACGCGAGAATCGGTCTGTGAAGTAGTTGTAAAACAGGATGGTGTCGAGCAAGTCTCCGGTCGCGGACTTGGACATGAACGACCAGCCTATGACTGGCAGCTTCGGGTGGAGGAAGGGAGTGAACCGCTCCTCGCGAAACAGGTTGATCGTTGACAGGAACCAATTGTCTACCCTGCCCGCTCCGATCGGTACGCTCGGGCCGCCACCAGTGATCATCCGAACGCCTGTCTCAGACAGGAAGAAGACGCGCTCTCCGACGCGAATCGCTGAGCCATGAACGATCGAGCCGTGGCTGCCGTCGATCTGCGCGAAGCCGAAGAAGTCGTCGCCCCCTGAGTAGTCCATGCGCCAGACGGATCGTTCCTTGAACACCATGCCGTAGTCCGCGCCGCCGACGAGGTCCGTGACCTGGCCACCTCCATCCACGAGCGGCTGCCAGTCTGAGCGGACTGCCTTCGCTGCCGATGTGCCAGTTGTCTCCCACGAGCCTGGCAGTCCCTGCCCGCCCCAGTGGACAGCGTCCTCTCTCGTGCCGTAGATGGCCACATGCGTGCCCTGTCCGACGAGGTTCGCGAGCACGAGGAACTCACGCACCATCGCGCAGTGACGCGCCTTCGGTGCGTTGGCGTTGAGTAGAGCGAACTCAGCGGACGTGCCGAAGATGTAGCGCTGCGGGCCATCGTCGTAGTTGGTTGCGATGAGGTCGTCGCCAGACAGCGCGAAGTCCCAGCGAGAGAGCGATGTGTAGGGGCCTGCGAGCCTGGTCTCGTCTACGAGCTGGCCTGACGCCTGCGCCAGCCATAGCTTGGCGGACGTACCTGCAACGACGAAGTCGGTTCCGCGACCGGCACGACCCGATGCGGCCCCTCGGCAGAAGGTATCCAGAGCGCCGCGATTCGCACTGCTCAGCCCAGACAGAACTGAGTAGCGACCCTCCGAGTGCGGGATCACATTCTTGGCGTCGCGCAGGTCCGGGCCGGAGAGCCTCTGCCTGTCAGGCAGCCACTCACCGAACTGAATCACCGGGCTCCACATCACATGGCCCTCGCGCGTTGCCCCAATCCACGGCTCCTGAGAAGACGGTCGTTTCCGTTCAGAAGTTCGATGCCTGCATTCCTCATCTCCTTCCACATGGCGAGCCTCGCGTCGTTCTTCAGGAACGGCTCCGCCTCAGAGAGAGATGCGTACAGGTAGACATCTGGGGCCACGTCAATCAGCCAGTTGGTACTGCTGGTCTGGAGCGATGGGATGGTCGTGTAGTAGGCGAGCGTGTAGTCGTAGCTCCCAGTGGGTACGGGCGCGAGGTGGAGATTGGATCCAAGGAACGTCACATACTTCGGTGAGCCACCCTCGTCCTGCGCAGTCATCGCGAAGAACGCCTCGTGCGGGTAGTACACGAGGCCCCTGCGTGGAGAGATGAGCGACAGGGACGAGATGTCCACGAAGTCGGCCGGCAACGGCTCCGTGGCGGCGTTGAACACGCCGCTGATGAACGCCTGGTTGTACCTGCACCTGATCTCGCGCTCGAGCTTCGCCTCAGCGAGTCGGATGAACTGAGGGATGTTCCGAGCGACCGGTGCGTTCGACAGCCAGTCACTCAGCGCATCGATGAGCTCATCGTAATTTGCAAGAGCCACGCTACGCCGCCTTCCCGCTCCAGTTGGACCGCATCACGGAATCCGCCGAGTTGAGCGATGCCACTGCCTCGTCCCTACGCGCCTTCCACATGGCGAGCCGAGCATCGTTCTTGAGATACGGCTCCGCCTCACAGAGAGATGAGAAGAGGTAGATGTCTGGAGCAACAGTCAGCAGCCAGTTGGTGGGTGCGGCAACAGAGAGATTCGGAATGCTCTTGAAGTAGGTCATCTTGTAGGCGACGGCTGACTGCGATATCGGCACGAGGTGAATGTTGTCCCCGATGATCGTCGCGTAGCGAGGGATTCCGATCACACCGGCCTCACTGAGGGAGAACATTTGAGCTGGCGGCATGTAGACCAGCCTACGTTGGGTGGGGGAGGTCAGGCTGATCCCATCGATGTCCACGAAGTCGGCCGGCAACGGCTCGATATTTCCAGACATCGAGGTGGCGAGTGACACTTGGTTGTGCCGACACCTGATCTCTCGATCGAGCTTCGCCTCGGAGAGACGGATGAAGTCTGGAACCTTCGCCGTGAGGGCCGGCTTCAGCAGCCAGTCAACGATGGCGGCGTTAAGCTCGGTGTAGTTGGCGAGAGGCACGGCTCATAGCCTTCCCGGCGCCGTGCGGAAGCCGGAGAAGTCAGGGTCGTTCAGCTTGTTCTTCACGATGTGAGCGAACCCCTCGTGCGTGAAGAAGTTGATCCCTTCCTGCATCCACTTCTCGATCTGGATGTACGGGATCGTGGCGACCCTGTACCAGCACTCGAGTCCGTTGTGGTGCAGGCGACTCGAACGGCGCGGCGCGTTCATGTGGCGCTTGTTCGCTTCGAGGATCGGTCCCACGTCCTGAACCGAGTGGATGATGCATCGGTTCGAGTCTTGCGAGTCGGGGATGAAGCGCCGCGCTAGAGCGCTCATCCCTTCATCCCCGCGGCCTTAACCCCCTCGATGTGAATCGTTCCGGTGATTGCCGCACCGATCGAGCTCACCTTCGTACGGATGTACCTCGGGAGCGGCCCGAAGAGTACAAAGGAGTGCCGGCCCGCTGCGATTGCCTGACTGCCAGGCGCTAGCAGGCTTCCGGTTGCGTCGTTCAGCGGGCCACCATCCCCTGCGGCTGTGGTGGGAGCGGCCAGTCCTGTCGATTCGTAGCCAATCACCAAGCCGGTGCCTGCCACCGTGAGGTTCAGGTGGAAGATGCATGCGTCGAACGACTCGAGCCCGAACCACGGCGAGTACACCGCAGTGGTCACGGCAGTCAGCGTGTGAAGCAAGGTCGGAGGCGCTCGTCTCGTGTGCATTCGCTTGCCTCGGCGTTACCGCGCGGCTGCACCTCAGCAGCCGCGCGGTAGGCCCGTTGACTCAGATCTGGAGGTCGGCGATGACGAAGTGACCCGCCTCGTTCAGAACCTTGAGCGTCCCCTCCCAGAGGAGCAGGCGCTTCTCGGAGTCACCCGAGACGGCGAGCTCCTTGATGTGGAACGGGCGCAGCTCCGCGAGCTCGAGGAGGTCGGTGTCGATCCCGTACACCTCCCGATCGACCGATGAGGTCTTTCGGATGTACCGATTCTCGACGGCACGGAGGTCTCCGAAGTTGCTCTTGTAGACGTCGGCCACCGACACGATGACCTTCTGCGCCGCCTGGGTGTTGATGTCCGTCGCGATGCCGTCGAACGTCGAGAAGACGCCGCGCTGCACCGCGCCCATCATCAGCAGGGTGGGGTGACCGCCCGACTCCCAGGCGTTCTTCATGCCGGTGTCGATCATCGTCTGATTGAACGTCCGCAGCGCCCCGTCCGTCGCCAGCACGGTCCCGAGACCGTTCGGCGTCGTGCCGGGCGCGCCACCGATCCCTCGCATCGAGGCAGTGCTAGGCGTCGTCGCGGCCGGCGAGTTCACCGAGATCCACGAGGGCAGACCGCCCATCGACCGCGCGAGGGCCGCGGTGCCGATGACCTGCGCGTTCAGCAGGATCGCCTCGAGATCGCGCTTGATCTCGGCTCCGCTCTTCGAGAGCTGGTAGCCGAGCTCCTTGGCGCGACCGGCCTTCCTGACCGCCTCGAGCGAGCCAGAGACGCCGAACGCCTTGCTGAGGATCTGGCAGCGGTTGCTGACGCGGATCGTCTTGGTCGGCTCGATCAGCGCAGCGTCGTCGCCTTCGATCCGGGCGTTCGTCACGTCCACCACCGCCAGCTTGTCGATCTGCCACTCCTCGTTGATCGCCTCTGCCTTCACCTTGCGGATGGCCGAGACGAGCGGGGAGTCGGTGGGAGTGATCAGGAAGATCTTGTCAGCGAGTGATTCTCGCTGACCGATCGCATCGAACGAGTCGAAGAGAGCGGCCGGTTGTGCCATGGTTGGCTCACCTCACTTGAAGAAGTTCTCGAAGAGAGCTGCCCCGTCACGGACTGTCCCTGTGCGTTGCAGTCTCCGCTCCATCCCGCGCATCGCCTTCTCCCGCGTTTCCCGCGGAGTCCGCATCGTGGCGGTGCTCTGCGGACGCAGGGGCTTGGGCAAGTTGCGGAGCTTGGGCTGAGCCCCCTTTACGAGCCTTTTCGCTTCGACATTCTGCATCGCGAGCGATGCGAGGTCGAGGTAGCGGTGGTCGTAGAGGCTCTCCCATTCCTCGGGCCGGATGCCACGCCCGAGCAGAAACTTTCCCACCTTCTCGTAGTGGTCCCAGTTGAACTCGCCCTTGTTCGTCTCGTCCACATACGAAGGGTTCATCTTCATCAGCCTGGCCATCTCACCAGGCAGCTTCTCCTTGACCTCGCGCTTCTGCTCCGCCGACTGCTGATCGGCGAGCGCGACGCGCGCGTTCTGCGCCGACCTGAGCATCTCGATCTGCTCGCGACGGTCGTGCATGTAGGCTGCCCAGCGGCCGGGATCCTCGTCCTTCATGCGGTTGAGCTCGGCGGACGGGATCTGGCTCGACTGGAACATCTTCACGAGAGACGGCACCAGCACGTCGAACTGAGACGACAGCGTGTCCGTCTCGGCTGTCCATGCACCGCGGCGCGTCTCGAATGACTTGCGCTCGTCGGAGAGATCCTGGGTCTTCCGGGTGTAGTCGCTCTGCTGGAGGTAGCTGCGAGCGAGCTCAGACACTGGAACCTGTGTCATCTCGCCGTTCACCATGACCGGCCAGGTGAGATCGGAGGCGTCCCTGGATGCAGCCTCGGGCTCGGGATCTGCGTCGGGATCGACCTCTTCCTCGTCCTCGTCCGCGTCCTCGTCGGCCTCGGGCTCGGGCTCAGCCTCGGGCTCGGTGGTTTCCACCACCGGGTCTTGGTCTTCTCCCTCAGGAGTCGCCTTCTCATCGTCTGCGGCGAACAGAGACGAGAACTCGTCTCCCATCTCACCGACTGACGATCCGACATGGGAGGGGGCGCGTGAACCAGCGCCGCTTGCTTGCGACGCTTGCGACGCCTGCGGTTCGGGCATGCGCGACATCGTCACATTGTCGCAAGGGGTTCGTCATCAGGATTGTTGCTACCGTTCCACACGCATGAAGCACGATGATCTTTGCACTCGCTGCCGCAGCCAGCTTCGCCGCGGCCCCACACAGCGCTGGTGCAAGCGCTGCCACCGCGAGCACGCTTGGGCCTGGCGTCACTCTGGGAGCAGCTCGAGCGCGGCGTATCGTTTCAGGCAGCGCATTCGCAGGCGCACCTACGCCAAGATTCGTCGCGGGAAGCTGGTCATGGCAGAGGCATGCTCACGCTGCCAAGAGCCCGGTCCCGTCGAGGCGCACCACCCCGACTACAGCGAGCCCGACCGCATCGAGTGGCTCTGCTTCCCTTGCCACAAGGCCGAGCACGTCGCCCAACGTCGCGCGGCGAAGCTAGCGCGCGATGCGGCACTGGTAGCGGAGATCGATCTCCTCAAGGCTTGAGCGTTCCACTCGTTCCCCGTGAAACGCTGGCCGCTCGGAGCCGGAGCCAGTCGCCGAACTCCGCCGGGATCACACGCCACCACCTCCTCCCGAGCCGGTAGCACGGCATGCCCTCCTCCTCGCGCAGACGCCGAAGCTCGGCCGGGCTGATCCCAGTACGCCGTGAGAGTTCGTCCAGGCTGATCAGCGGCCCGATCTCTGCGGGGCTGCTCACCGGATGCCCACGATCTTTCGGACGCTCTTCGCCAGCCGGCTGCGTTCCTCCTCGGCCCGCCCGGTAGCGAGGACTCGAGAGAGGTGGAGCTCGAGCGCATCCACGAGGCGCAGGTAGCGCCACTCCTCCTCGCGCTCCTCTGGCCGGTTGTGCCTCTTCCAGCGCTCGATCGCACCCTCCCTGAGCGTCGTGAAAGCCTCAACGACCATGGGATCGGAGAGGATCTCCTGCGCCCTGAGCCCGCGTCTCACCAAGGTGTCCTGGTCGAAATCCGCCACTTCAGAGGCTCCCTTGCGAGAACGCACCGCGCCCACGCTTGCTCTCACTGTCGCGCAGCGCCTGGTCGGCCAGCAGGAGCGCCCCGCCGAAGCCCGCCATCTCGATGCCTCGCTTCTTGAGCTCCGGGTCTTTGTTCACGAGCTCGCGCAGGGCCTTCGTGAAGAGCGGTATCGCGTCTTTGGCTCCGTCCGGGTCCATCTGGACCCGCGCCACTGCATCGGCCAGCGTTTCCTGCCCAGAGCTCAGGTAATCGATCATGGGGGTGAAAATCGGCCCGCCAGCGGGCATCTCGCCACGCGGCGCCACCTTGTCAATCTCGGCGATGATATGACTCTCTCTGTAGGGCGCTTCGGCGAATGCTTCTGCCCAGCGTTCTGGACGAGCCCATTCGCGTGAGCTTCGCACGATCTCCGGGTACATCTCCATCCACTCCGCCCCGCCGATCTTGCTGACCAGATAGTGCGCGGCCATCTCCTTGTCGCGCAGCCCGATCATCGCGTGGCCGACCTCGTGGGCCATCGTGAAGCGCGTCTGCGCGTCCGGCATGCCGTGGCGCACCAGCACAATGAGGGAGCGGTTCGGACGGTACGGACCCATCGCGTCGTGCAAAAAGTGTTCACCCAACGCTTTGCTGTTCTTGGCCGTGCCGCCGTACATGCCAGGCTTGAAGCCGCCCGTCGTCTCGAGACCTCCCAGCAGCTTGTTGACGCTCGCCTTCGGCGGACCCGAGTACTCGCCGAGATCACGCACCATCGGGAACGTGAAGCCCGTGCGCTCTGCGAGACGGCGACCGAGGCGTGCCACCTGAGCGACGTCGAGCGGCTTGTCTCCCAGCACGATCAACTGCGGGTTCTTGACCCACGAATCGCCCACTCCCAGCATCACGCCCTTCAGCGTCTCGATCTCGGCTTCCGTAGGTCGCGCCACGAGCGCCGTCGCCTTCAGTTCCTTATCGGAGAACGGAACCTTGATGCCCACCGTCTCCGGCCGGTAGCTGTAGTGGGCG